AGTTCCGTCCTAGCCGTCCACATCGCTGATGGATCACCTCGACGGACGGATGCTTCAAAATTAGCTATATCATTAACATTTGGTTGTGCTGTTCTTTCCCCAGGTAGCTGAGTCTCATAAGGGGTATTTAATCTACCACCCTCCTCAAACTCTGCCTGTCCATAGGTATTCCAATGCCAATCCCCCATGTCTATCATTTCCTGCTGGGTGTAACCCATAGCCTCAGCACTTTCCCTCAAACCGGGATTATTTAAAATGTAATTCAGATAATCAGGTGTCGCCATTATTGCATCCTATGTTTTAAGTCTTTAGTATAAACTATGTAATTTGATTCCCAATCGGGAAGTAGTTTCTTCCAGCCCTTTCTACCCCATAGTTCCATGCCAGAACATCCCGATCTTATTGCGAAAGATTCTATCATGTCATTAAATTCATAAAGTCTTTTGAAGTCAGAGCCAGCTATAGATATCACCCTAAGTATTTGTTTTTGTGGGTAAGTTACTATCTGCGTAATCATAGCGGAGTGCATCTCTTTATCTTCTGTCGCTATCCATAATTGCATATCACCATGGGTTAGGGCTTCTAAGAAGTCATCAGGCTCTGCCTCACCCTCACTATGTTCCTTTACCATTTCAAGAAGAGGTGCTACCTTATCCCAAATGTATGCAATATCTTCAGGCTCTACGATCTGAGCTTTCAAAGTTTTACCCATGCCCCAGTAGTTTCATTGTAGAAGTAAATCCCCTCACCTGTAGCACCAGGGTTCCAGTCTGAACCATCTGCATATCTTATATCACCACCCCTTGGTTTATCAGGAGGTATATGAGTTCTTTCAAGTCTGAAGGTTGCTTGGTTAAAGAGTATGTTACCTAATCTTTTAAGCTCATCAACAACATATACTCCGAAGTCCTCACTATCTAATGGAAGAGGACCGGGCTGATAATGCGTTACAGACTTTACTACCCTATCTTTATAGGTAGCCATTAGTAACTCCTGGAGCCTCTCCTTCCGGCATCATCTAGCTCAATCTCATATCCATCTAGTCTCCAATCAAAGTCTCCAGTAGACTCAAACTTTACACCATAAAGTTTACCGCTTTTTCTCACTGATACTTTAGATTGAGTATCTGGATTAAACGTAATAGCGGATGACCAAGAGACTGCCTCTTCAGTAGAGTTCTGGGTTCCAACATAAACATTAACTGTATTGCCAGACCCGGTTACTTCCATCTTAGGCCAGATAGCTTTTATACGTTTTACCATGGACTGATCATTCTGTTGCTGTGCGCCCATAGCCATACCAGTTCTAGATATAAACGATGTCATATCTGTGGTATCTTCCCTATTCCCGGAAGCATTTCTATAAAGTTTTGTATCTGTGGGGGAAGCCATAACCAATACATTCTCAGACTGTGACCATGTTTCCGTCCAAGTACCCAATGCACTACTCCATGTAGGTATCGCTGCCGCCCATGTTGTAAATGCGTTTGGATCATCTACCGTGCCATATCCAATATGGGCTAAATCTGGTATATCACGGATTGTGAAGGCTTTATTTGTCCAGTTCCAAACAACTGCTTTATTGCATTGCCCGCTTGTACCGGGTGTAGGAAAGCAAGCCCACATCTCAGTATTCCCATAATCAGCTACTACAAAAGAACGCTCAAACTTAGTACCATCTATCTCACTAAATATATAATCTCTTATTTTATGTGGTAATATTGATTGTACTCTTTGTCCATCGTTGATATAGACATCACCATTACCCAGTATAAAATGACCGCCATCAAACTCAGCAACGCAGTTCTTTGCGAGAGCGCCAACTGAGGGCGATAGTTGACGGAAGGCGAATATAAAAGGAGTTCCAACATAGGACATACTATAGATGGAATCATCCTTATAAATCATAAAGGTGTCGCCAAGCGGAAGGCCATCTAATATAACACCCTTTGTATCCGCTAATTCATATTCACCGGCATCAACTATAGCGCTAGTTTCGTCCCATGACGCGGGTACTGCTTGAGTTGCGGCTTCTGTAGACCACTTTACTTTCTGGGGTATGGATGTCCCAGCTTCAGTCAGATTAAGGGCAATCAGGAAAGACCGAAACGCTCTTACAGATACTGGATAATGATTTGAGCCAGCACCAGCAGCCCAGTTCGTTAGATCAGCCATTAGCGTAGACGTAGATGGTATTCCAGAAGCCAATGCCCAAAACTGTGGTTGGTCAAATCCATTTGACATCACAAGAACACCACCCAAAACAGTAGATGTCCAACCTTCGTCAGCAGTAGCAGCATAAACTCCTGATGATCGAGTTATATCATACCAAGTATCATTACTGGTTTTATATACCCGTATAGATGTCAGGCTGGCTATTACCCAATATGCCTCAGTACCATATTTTAACTGAACAATATGATATGGGGTAACAGGACAGGTAGCCATGACCTCAGCATACCCCGGAGACTTTACTATAGCCCCATGTTCTACCCTTACATTATTCCCATCTGACCAGACATTAGGGGGCAGTTGCCAAGGGTTTATATCCTTGACAATTCCTATTTGTCCTACATTGTCAACAGGGATAAGAGCCATTAGGGTTTAGGATGCTTCGCCTTCACTGCCTGGCGTTTTTCTTCTAGTTCCATTATTGATGCCATGCGCTCCTCTACTACACCTTCCCATAGGGCTACAGTTAGGTCGTTAAGGGATGGGTATTCTGCTTGGCGATTACGGGCGTATTCTTGTGCATCATATTCTACCTGCGCAATTGCGTGGGCTGTTTCTATGTCAGATTCTGTTGGTTGTGGTGATCTACTTTTCCATTCTTTGATGTATGCACCAGCACCATCATCCTGCAATACAAAATCAGCATCTGGCGTAAAGCCAAGTTTTATTAACCCTTGTCCACTAATCATCTTATATTCCTATAGTAGTTTAAATCCACCGAATGTTGATTGAGCATCGAACGTACAACCAGCAGCCCCGTAAATACCAACATAACCATATACTTCAAGATAGTCAGAAGCAGACAAATCCATAACCGCACAAACATTGCTCCAACCAATTACTTGGTTAGGGGTGGAGGCTGTATCGGTATACCAACCGCCGGGTATATTGCCTACACCCGTAACTGCACTGCCATTTTTATATATTGCTGATCTTATTCTGTCCCAGTTTGCAGCATCATTAGCCAGCAACATCATTGAGTAAACATAATATCTCCCAGCCGTTACTATTGTATAACGGTAATTGCTTGAATTATCATATTCAGAGTCGCTGTCAAGAACTTCTGTATTAAACGAACACTTCGTCCAAGTAACATTACTAATCGATTGATCCGCACTTAAATAAACATGCCAGTACGGCGCATTATTTCCTCCAGCAGCAGCCCAAGCATTATCCCCCCTTAGAAAGGTACTTGCAGAGGCCGAACCTGTTGCAGATAACATTGCAATATCTACTGCATCAGTAGCAATAGTAAGGGCTGTTGCACCTGTTACATCACCAGTATGTGTAGCATTTGTTACTTTAGCTGTGTTAGCGGTGATCTCAGTATTAATTGAGTTAGCTAATTTAGCAGCAGTTACAGCATCATCCTGAATCTTAGCGGTACTTACAGTGTCAGCAGAAGGTGCGCCAATATCTACAACGTCACCCATGAACATGACTGTAACATTGTCTGTTCCTGATGGAGTTGTTGCAGTAGTCGTTAGGGTTACGCCACTAACAGTATACGCATCCGTTGGGGTTTGCCTGACGCCATCTATGAATAAAAGAACTGACGATACAGTAGCAGCCCTTTTAAGCGTGAAGGATGTTCCTCCACCATTAAAGGACTCTACATCGTATGCGCCAATGTCAGGCGGTTGATTTCCTATATAGCTCATATTATGACCATCCTAATGATACTGCTTGGATTCTTGTAGTTTTGCTTGCGCTTTGGTTTAGCGTCTTTATCCTGTAAGCCATGTTCCACGGAGAAGTTATAGTGCTACTGATTGTTACATCATGTGCGGTCGCTATGTTGTGTGAGCCTGTGCTTCCCTCTGAACCTAGCGTCATCGCCGTCCAAGTTGAGCCACCGTCTGCGCTTATCTCAGCGGTAACATCAGTACCTAGTGTCGTGGTTCCAGCACCATTGGTATAGGTGAAGACCACATCTCCCTTTGTTGGGGCGGCTTGAGCTGCTGTTGTTGTGGATACTAAAGTCATATTCCCACCTGCAGAAGTAGTTGTA